GCATCCACGCCCAACGCGACGAACGCTGCGGGGTAGAGCACGAGCACTTTGACCTTCGCCATCTAGCCTCCGTTCGGGAGGGAGGGACCCGAAGGCCCCTCCCTCGTCCGCTTCCTACGAGGCGCCATTTCGGTAGAACTTCACCGCGCCTGACGCGCCGTTCACCAGTTGCTTCGAGTCCGTCCGCAGCGAACTACGGAAACTCACGAGGCCCGTCGAGAACGCGAAGTCATCGCTACGGTCGAACAGGACCGTGTTGACATCGCGGAACGCGAAGTAGCTTGAGAAGTCTCCGAAGGCGATCGAGTAAGCGTTGATCGCCATGACTGCGACTGCGGGATCGGTGACGACCGGACGGCCGAACAACGTGTCCGGTGCCCCCGCCGTCATCCCCGGCTGCCAGAGCAGGTTCCCCAGGCCGGTACCTCCCGTGTCGTCGCGGATCTTGCGGATGTACGCGGCGGTCAGGTCGTTCATGACCCAGTAGCCGCGTGCCCGGTATCCGGTGACGAGCGAGTGATACAGGTCGATCAGCGAGTTAGCACTCACCGTCAGGCCCGTACCGGCCCCGCCGGTCACACCCGCCGTGGGTGCGTTGGCGATGCCCTCGGGCTGCGCCGTGCCGGTTCCGGTGACGTTGTAGGTACCCGTCACCGTGCCGATGGCGATACCCGCAGCCCTCGCCAGGTACTCCAGGAGGTTCACGGCCGAGTCGGTGATCAGCTCGGTCGAGACCTGCACCATCTGGCCGAACTTGTACGCGCCCATCGAGACCTGCGCGAACTGGGCATCGTTCTCGAGGAACGCCCCACCTTCGGCCACGAGTGTCGCCGTGCCGTGGGTGGTCGTCTTCGGGACGAGCAGGTTCTCACCCGATGATGTCGTGAAGACCTGCGCGTTCGTCCGGCGAACGCCGTTGTTCTCGATCAGGTGCTCCTGGAGCGTCGAGACGAACCCGGTCGGGATCAGCTCGGCCCCGTCCGTCGCCGTGCCCTTGGTGAGGTCGTGCGTCTCGATGACCCCGTTGCGATCCGGCCGCGCGGCGAACGAGCCGAAGGGGATCTCGATCGACTTCGGCGCCCATGTGTCCGAATCCGGGAGCCCGGCCTTCAGCCAGTTCCTCATGCGGTTGGCGAAGGATGTCTCGTCTTGCTGAACGTCCTTCGGGGTGCGGACGATCCGCTCGAACCGCTCGCGCTCCTCGTCAAGCTGCTTGGACTGTTCCTCCATCGTCAGCAGGTGGTCGATACGCTCGCCGAGTGCGACGAACTCAGAATCCATCGCATCCCATGCCGCCTTGTCCTCGGCGGATTCCCCGTCCAGGTTGGCTTCCATGTTCGCGTGGAGTTCCTGCTGCTTCTCGCGGACGCCACGCCGCTGGTCGTAAAGCTTCTGGATCAGTTCCCGTGTCGATGCCATTACATCTCCTCCCAACGTTTCATGCGGGCGGCAAGCTCCGCTAGCTCATCGTCTTCGGCTTCTAGGCGATGAGCGCCCTTGCGTAGCCATGCCTCATAGAGGGCCCGCTCGGGACCTCGGTCTGAGGGTGGCTGGGTGTAATCGGTGAGTGAGTGCAGCGAGGCGGTGGCCGCGTCGTTCGCGGGGAACGTCACGGGGCCGAACTCGAAGAGCTGCACCTGCTCGATGTATCGCTCGGTCCTATCGGCCGAGAAAGATTCCTGCTTCGTCTCGAACATGATCGACATCGCCCGCAGCGCCCCAGAACCCAGCGAGACGATGATGTCGTCGTTGTAAGACGTGTGATCTAGCGGCACCTCGACGTAGAGCCCTCGCGAGTCCGGGCGCATCACCGCTGGAACCCCCAGCGGCTTCTGACCGACGGTGGGATCCTGCCCGTGGTTCAGAAGAACCTGCGGCAACGGGTCCGCGTCGAGCGTCCGAGTGAACGCTCCGGGCTTGACGAACGTCGTCTGCGGGTGACGCCCCGAGCCCTGGATCGGATAGTTGAACACCGAGGCGTAGCCCGTGAGTGTGCGCCCGGCCATAGATGCCTGAGCAAGCTCCGTCACGACGTTCGCGTACTCCATCACGCTCAAGGTGAAGGCTCCGTCACGGCGGGAGGCTGAGTCGTGGTGGCTGGGACGCCGTTCGGCTCCAGGACCTGCTCGTTCGCCGGAACCATGTATCTATCCCCACCTGGCACCGGAGGTAGGTCGTACAGCGAGCGGCCCTCGTTGCGGCTCATGAGGCCGTTCAGCACGTTGTTCGTGATGACTCGTGCCTCGGTCTCAGAATCCGCGCGGATCAGGCCCCGCTGATTGAGCCTGATGAACTGCCCACGAGGAAGAAGCTGAGAGAACGCCTGCTCGAACCGGACGATCCAGGGCAACAGCGTGAACCGCGCGAATCCGAGCGCCTGCTGCTCGATCCCGGTCCCCCACGATGTCGAGTTCGTGACGGAAGAGACCATGTGCGGCGGAACCCCGTACAGGCGTGCGATCTCCTCGACCTGGAAGCGCCGCGTCTCCAGGAACTGCGCGTTCTCCGGCGAGATGGATAGCTGCTGCCACGTCGCGCCGCCGGTCAAGATGCCGGGCTTGTGGGAGGACTCCGAGCCCGAGTGCGATGCCATCCAGTTCTCGCGGATGAGGTCGATGTATTCCTTGGACTTGCCGACCTCGGCCGCAGGAAGCTGGATCACCCCGGAAAGCTGCTGGCCCTCGGCGAAGAACTTAGCGCCGAACTTCTCAGTCACGAGGCCGAGGCCGATCGCTTGACGCGCGAGATCCAGCGGTGATAGACCCCGAGATCCACCCCCGCCGGCGAGCCGGATATGCAGCACGTCTCCGGTCGGCGTCCGTGGGCCGAAGCGAGAGAGCCGCTGATCCCCCGCCCACAGGAAGTACAACGGCCCGGCGGCCTCGCGGCGAACCTGCACCTGACGCGGGTTGAGCGTCCACAGCTCAGACGGGAGCCCGAGCGAATCCCTCGCCGATATCAGGATGAAGGCGTTGCCGTCCATCGCCAGCGACTCGAAGACTCTCTCAGCGAACGCGAACCAGGTCGACTCCTCGTTCGGCACCGAGAGCCACGATGCGGGCCGCGGGACAGGCTCGCGGATGTCACCTTGTGCTCTCACGGCGTCGGCCGGCAGCGCGGCGAGCGTCTCGGAGATGAGCCGCACGCAGCGGTAGACCGTGGTCATGCGGAGCGATTGCTCCTGAGACACCGAGATGCCGGCGTAGACGGGCTCGCCGATGTCGGCCCCGGTCCCCCATAGCTTCATCTTGTCGATGTTGTGGGTCTCGCGGCGTTGCCAGGGCCACCTCATAGGGCCGCCTTTCGCCGAAGCAGCTCCTTGAATATCTCGACCGGCCAGACACCTAAGCAAGTGCCATCAGCCCACACAGAGATACGATCGCCATCTTCTGCCCGGATATCCGCTGCGCTGATGTAACTAGCCGTCGAAGGAACGTCACGCAGCAGGCGGTTCACGATCGCCTCGTCGCTCATAGGGCCACGAACATCGGGGGCTCAGCGGGAGCCGATGTCGCCTCATGCGCCGCGATAGCCAGCGCGATCAGAGCCCTGCACCGAACGGAAGCGACCAGGCGCCAGCCGCGCTCGGTCTCCTTCGTCGAGCCCGCAAGTACCTGCGAGCGAAGCACCGGGTCGCCGTCATGCGCCAGTTGGCCGGCGTGGATGAGCCGGATGAGCGTCGTGGAGACGATCGACATCCGCTCGGGCGAATATGGGATCTCGGTCATCGGCAACCCCCGAGCCGCAAGAAGCTCCGCCGAGCGAGCGAAGGCCACGCGGTCATAGGCGATCTGCCGGACGCTGTAACGCTCGGACAGCTCCACGAGCCGGCGCTCGACGACTTCGAGCGGTACCTCGCCTAGCAACTCGCCCCGACAAGCGATGCCTTCCCCTCGCTGCGCCACGATCGCGATCCCGGCCGTGGAGCCCCCGTCCAGGGCTATCCAGACATCCTCCCCGGGCTCGACTCCCCCGATGTCAACCGCAAGTCGATCCCACTCCGGCGCCGATATCCACGGATCCTCACCTTCGGTCCAGATGCCGCAGGCGAACCGTGCCCACTGTCCCGGCGTCATGGACGGCGAGTCGTAGCGTTCCTTCAACCACTTCGCCGAGACCCACGAGGCCGGGTTGGCCCGCTTCACGCGCTTCAGGTCAGATACGTCGTCGGTGTCTTTGAGAGCCCATTCCTGCCAGATGAACGACCCATCGGGCGATCGTGCGGTGTTCCGCGTCCCGTTACGCTTGAATGTCGGCATGGCGTGAGCGAGCGCCCGGAGTTCCCCGAGTGGGGAGTCGATGCGGTAGCCGGCGGTCGAGATCGTGATCATCTGCCCGTTTCGAGGCCCTAGGCCGTCTCGGAACACGCCGTAGAGGTTCGAGTCGCGGTGACGGTGGAGCTCGTCAACGAGGGCCAGGGTGGGGATAACTCCGTCGGCGGTTCCGGCATCCGCAGCGAGCACTCGGACGCGCGCACCCGACTCCCCCACGCCAGCTTGCTTCATCCTCGGCCCGCTCTTGGGCTGCAACCGGATCTCACGGATGCCCGGGCGAACCGCGAACACGTCTGACATCTCCGCGCGCCGGATCAGGGAGACGGCCTGGTTGTACAGGATCTCGGCCTGTTGGCGTGAAGACGCCGCGATGACGCACTCGGCTTCAGGAACCGTCTGGAGGTGGTACAGCATGAGCGCCGCCAGCAACGTCGTCTTGCCGTTCTTCTTCGGGACGACGATGACGAGCTCGCGCCCGCCGGCGAAGTGAGGGCGAAGCATCGTCCGCTGGAACGGCTCCAGCACGAGCCCCAGGCGCTCGCAGAATCGACCGAATCCGGCCAGGTCGTAGCGTTCCGTTGCAGATCGGCGGGAGGTCACGCGGAATCATGCCTCTGACCTGCGGAAACGCGCGGCAGAGACCCGCGATCCCTGCTGAG